CTGTAAATATCACTGAAGAAGAGTATCGGTATTTTGTTTCAGAAGCTATCCGCAAGGGCAAAACTCGACCTGCAGGGTATGAGCTAATTCCTGACATACAGGCAGGTGAAACGGCAACGCTTGTTCTTATCAACCTTGCAATTAGCTTGGTGCTAACAGGTGTCAGCATGTTGCTGATGCCAAAGCCTAAAAAGCCGCAGGCACAGCAGCGTCTTGACCTTGAAAGTATTAACGAGACTAGGCGTTTTGTTGCCTCAAGCGGTTTTGACACTCTTGCTGAGCTGGCTGATTACAACGCACCAATACCTATTATTTTTGGCTTGTATGACCAAAACGTAGGTGGGATGCTGGTCGCGCCAAAGCTGGTGTGGTCACGCATGTTCAGCCTTGGAACGCAACAGCAAGCCAAGCTGATGTTTGTTGTGGGCGAGCAAGGTCGCGCTGATGGTCAACCATTTGATGGTATTGAGCGGCCTGATTTGACAGGCATTTTTCTAGGCAACAACGCTCTAGACGCAATTTTTGAAGACACGTTTGCTTTTTACTGGAAACGCAACACAACAGTCTCAGGCGTTTCAAGAATACGCCATTCCAATCGTGCTTATGGGACAAGTGCGGCACCTGGAGCGGGAGACCCTACGATTGATACTGATATATTTCTGTGCCCAACTACTGTTGAGGAGGATACAGGCTTTTGCCATGCATACAGCCCCGCGAACAATGTAGAGTTTGGAGCATATGCAGCAATTGCAAATGGTACAAACTACAGGTTAAATTTTACGCCTGTTTCGATTCCACGGGGAACAAGCAATTCAGGTGAAATCAATCCCACAATTCAAAGAATAAAAATTGCTGGCGATGGCGATCGTAAGCGTTTGCTAGGCGGCAGCATTGATGATAAAAACAAAGAAGGTAAATATCTGTATGAATCGCGTGGTTTAAGGATGGGAACTTACTTTGATGATTTAAGAGACAGTTCACTTGCAGATGCTCGCCGAAATAAAGGGATTCTTGGTCAAGAGTTGAATGGACGAAACTACAGCCCACGCATGGGTGTAGTGGAGCACAATGGCAATTCAATCGCAGAAGATGAAGATGTTTATGGAAAAGAACAGGAGGTTTCCGTTGGAGATGAAATTCAATTTTTAATTTCTGCTTCTAAAATTCCAGAAGATTTTTATCAACGTAAAGATGACCAAAAAGGCTTAGAAGTTGAAGACATTAACAATCAGGTTAGGTCGCTGCAACGTGCAGCGGATGACGAAATGCAGCTTGGCGAGGTGTTTAGCATTGCTGGAACGGTATGGCAGGTAATTGCTCGCAGCATGTCAAAATTTGATGTTACTGATGACAGCACTGAAGATCAAATAATTACTCTTAAATGTATTGATACCAGTGAATCAAGCAAGAAAAAAATTGGCTTGGTTCATAAAACCAAGGTTGTAAATCCCTCTGATGGGTACGTTGCTGACAGCGGTGCAATTGGCGCTGGTTTTTTCCCATTGACTAAATACACAAAAGCTGTGGTGCGAAATAACAGGCCAGCTGACGTAACTGAAATTGGCATCAAAAGTCGAGTTTTTCAAACTTTAAATGGTTTGTCGAACTTTATGGTTTTTCCTTCTCCGCAAAAGTTGAGAGAGCTGGACCTAGACAGGGTTCAACTTACTGGTGGTGTAATTAACTCAACGATTGAAAGAACCTCTTGTTTTGCTGTATTTGTGCGACGTGCAGGCGTTGATGCTAGTAGCAATGAGTTTGAATATGAGCGTTTAGAGCCTTTGTTTGCAGTAACAGGCTCAAAACCTGTTGATCAGTACAGTTTCATTCGATTTCAGCATCCCGTTGAGCGTGATCCAAGTGAGTATGAGTTTAAGTTTGTGCCAGTTCCAGGGGCAGAGCTTCGGGAGTTAGATGATTCGACTTATGTTATTCAGTTAACAGCAGCCGCTACAGCGCAAAAATCAATCGTAAGGCGTTTAGTTGATACAGCCAGGTATGGACGTTTTATTATTACAGCTGCAGGTAAAGATACTAACAGTGGCATAAAGCTTTCCGTTCTTAAGCGAAATAAAGAATTTACAACTGGAGGAACAGTCACTGGCGGTGGAACAACTGTTGGAACGAAGCCTAACGATGTAAAGCAGCTCAGAGCACTGCCTGACGATCGTTTGCCTGCTGAAAATCATGCAATCAATGGCAGGCTTGAAAAAACAAATGGAGACAATTTCCGTGTAGTTAACTCAGGCGGAGACTTTGCCACAGGCGGCAAGGATGGCGCGTTCTCCTACGACATCATGACTGATATTTATGGAGATGCAGGCAAGCCAGAAAACTTTGGACAAAACGAGATAACAGTTTTCTTCAAAGAGTATTTTGGAACAGATCGCTGGATTCAGTTCCGCTACAGATTTGAAAAGGTCGATCTGCCTGCAAACCATCATGCAAGGACAGCATCGCAAAATGCAACTTCAAAGGCTTGGGCGATTAGGGAGCACAGTATTGCGAAAAGCTCAGGCAACTTTTCTGTAAACGAAGTCGTCACTGTAAAAAGGGGGCAGGGTGGAACGAACGTAGAGGGTGGCGACACAAACAGCTATCCGTCTAGCAATCCGTTTACTCGAAGCGGATCCGGCGTCATGACCTTCTCAGGCTTCAAGTTTCGCATCACAGAGGTGCAAAGATTTGATGGATTTCAAGGTCGTACTCAGGGTTATTACTACGAAGTTTTTGGTCATGCAAATGATTTTGATCTTGGCCAAACACAAACTGTCAAGAGAACTCTCACTGCAGGGTCTAAAACCTTAGCTATTGATATTACCGCGAGGGTCTCAGATCTTGGTCCAGACCACTGGTCTGCAGAAAGAAAGGGTTGGGCCTTAACGCTAGTAAAGGTTGATTCATTAAATACCAGTAACGGCTTTGAAGTGGGAGACTCAATGGATGATGTGCCAATACATAGTGGGGATAATCCTTTCACCAGAGGGCGTGACGTTGGAATGAAGTTTGAGGTTGTAAGCCTTGAGCTGGTAGAAGCAGCTCCTGTGGTTGAAATTGCAGAGCGGACTTTTGAAGGCCAGAGCCAAACAGCTGACATAAGTTTTTACAGAGAATTTGTCGAAAAATCTAATCAAAATGGACCTGAACATCAGATTGTTTATGTGAATGAAATATCAAGAAATGATCAAGAGCCTGCCTATCAACGTATGACCACAGCTGGTTTGGTCATTAAGGCAAGCCGTAACTTTAATCAGCTTGATCAGTTGCGCGTATGGCTGCCAAAGGGTGTTCATGTCAAGCGCTTGCATCCTGACAAGACAACTTACGAGTCTGATAGCAGCAGCCCTACCTACAACCAAGAAGATGGCCCAAGCAATCTATTTACGGATCTTGTCCATTATTTGCTGACAGATGACACGGCTGGAGCAGGGCCGTTGTTGAACATGACCGAAGACGACCCAAACCTGCTTAACGTTGCTGATTTGCAAGAGACCTCTAAATTCTTGCGTGCCAACAACCTGTTCTTCAATGGTGCGATTGCTGACCGCTCCAACATCAGAGGCTTGATCAGTCAGCTTGCACCTAACTTCTTGTGCAACTTCCTAATTAGCAACGGCAAGTTCAGCATCAAGCCTGCTGTCCCAGTCAACTCTGACGGCACCATTTCAACTGGTGCGGTGCCGATTAAACAGCTATTTACTGACGGCAACATCTTGGAGGACACGTTCCAGCTGGAGTACCTCAGTGCAGAAGAGCGACAGCCTTTTAAAGCAGTGGTGCGTTATCGGAAGGAACGTCAGAACCAGTTGCCTGAGGAGCGTTCAATTGAGGTTCGTCGTGTAGGCGAAGAGGTTTTGCCAATTGAGAGTTTTGACTTGACGCAGTTCTGCACCAGTAGTGAACACGCTCAGTTGGTTGCTCGTTACTTCCTGCTGCTTCGCAGTTTGATTACGCATACGGTCAAGTTTTCAACGACCGTGCATGGCTTGGACCTTGGAGCGGGTGACTTTATCAAGGTGACCACAACCTCTAGTCCATACAGTCCTGCTAATAACGGAACGATTAGTGCCACTGGTGTGGTGACTTCAGTCAGTGAGTTGGAGGATGGTCAGTACAACGTTTCTTATTACAAGTCAGCCTCTGAACAAGAGATCCAAGAGGGTGTGATGACCGTTTCTAACGGGATTGTGTCTGACAGCGCTTTCCACAGCAGCGTTTTCACGATTCTTAAGTGTGAGAACTCGCAGAACGTTTACATGGTGGAGCAGCTGACGTTCTCACAAGAGGGCACGGTGGACATTGTTGCGTCTGAGTATCCTTGTGATGATGACGAGCGAAGCCTGCTTGCACAGCAAGTAGTCCGTAGCGACCTCTTTGAGGTGTATCCCCAGCGTTCTGACTGATGGCTTTCCCTACAGCGTTGCAGCCCACCAGTCGTAGCTATTCGCCTGGCGACTATCCGATCAAGACTTTTAAGTCACAGAGCGGGCAAGAGGTGCGGATTTTGTATGGCAGCGAGCGTACTGAGCCCAAGCTGAGTCTGTCTTATACAAACATTGGAGACGCATCAGCAGAGCTTTTTCTCGATCACTACGACGAGGTAAAAGGCACGTTCAACACTTTTGCGCTGCCTGACAACGCTCTCGCTGGCTGGTCATCTAACACTGATGCATTGAGGCCAGAAGCTACTGAAGTCCAGACTGTGACTTATACGGTCACTGTTGTGGATAGCGGTGGCAACAAGTATCGGTTCAACGGTGGTAGCAGCAATGCTGAGACGTTGGAGCTGACAGAGGGCACGGTTTATTTGTTTGATCAGTCTGATTCGTCAAACTCTGGCCACCCGCTGCGTTTTTCAACGACGAGCAACGGTACACATGGGGGTGGAACGGAATACACCACAGGCGTGACGACATTTGGAACGCCTGGGTCTGCTGGTGCCTACACACGAATTAAGGTGGCTACTGACGCTCCAACGCTGTATTACTACTGCTCTGTTCACTCTG